TCGTACCGATCCCACGCGAAGTGTATGGACTTGATATTAATCTGCTTCAGCATTTCAGCCTTTTCAGGTGTCATAAGCCTGATGTCAAGCCCTTGGTTGAAATCAACCTTTGCTTTGCTGTCAATAAGTTGTTGAAGCAAATCCTTCCACTGTTTGCATGCCAGAATGTTTGGATCACACAGGACAATGTTTTTCTGACCGTTCCAGAATTCGTTCAGGTCTGCAACTTTGCGTGATGCTCTGCCTTCCTTGGCTTCTACATGGCAGAAACTGCATCCCCTTGGGCAACCTCTTGTCAGGAAACCGTATGCTGTATCTGTAATCCCGTAAAGGGAATAATCAGGGAAGATGTGTTCAACCTCATCTGGAAGTGGTGTATCTTTGGCCTTATTGAATATTTCCTTTCCATTCACAAGGCTGATGCAATATCCGCTGCCGCCCTTTACAACCTCATCTGCATCAATGAAATACTGGTAATCAGGTGTGAAGCTGAACACTTTTGACAGGTAAACCCTGTCCATATGGCCTGAAAACATGGGATCATACCACTCCACTTGATCTCCCTTTTCCTTGTGCCATGCTGATAATTTCATCAGTGGTATGTTTGGGTAATTGTGTCCATCGACATCAACAAGCCCAATCTTCATATGTAATCAGCGCCTTTCGTTTTGGTTTCTCTTAAACATCACCAGCTTTTCTGTGTAAGCTCCTTTCCACCTCAAAGCCTTCCCCCGGATACCTGGCTTTGAGCTTGTCAATGTTCATCTGCATGATGGTTTCCAGATCGTAACCAATGGCAGAAGCCGTTTCGGCAATGTACCAGCACAAATCGCCCAATTCCTTTGCAATGTGCTGATAATCCAGCGGATGACCCTGAAACAGGTGCTTTTTCACCAAATCGGCAACTTCTCCGCCTTCCCCAGTGATGCCCAAAACGCCATTCTCAAGGTGTCCATTGGGCGTAAGCAGTTTGTTGCTTGTCCGCATTGCCAACTGCTGGTATTCATTGATCTGCATCTTCGTTTTCCTCTTTTGTTTTCATATTTGCCCATTTTTCCAGTTCCATGTCGCTTTCCCATTCGCGATAGATTTTCATCCAATCATCAAGGGTCATGGTAACCAGCACTTCAGAGTTGTTTTTCTTGTGGAAGACGGCGGGAAGGTTGCCATTCCCACTCGCTTCCGCATCGCGTTTGGCCTGTGCCATGGCATCATGGATGTTGAGCCGTTCGACATGCTTGGCTTCAACATGGATGTACGGCAGGCCGACCACATCAGCCGCTTCCCCGGTGTTCCCGCAATACTGGGCTGTGCGTCTGGCATCATAGCCAAAATCACGGAACAGGGATGCAAGCTTCAATTCAAAGCGTTTGCCTTTCTGCTTGCTGTTTATCGCCATCAATCTTCCTCCAATGCTTCCATGATTCGTTCCGGGTCTAGGAAGTTGATCCTCACACCCACCGTTTTGAAAACCTCTGCAACAGCTTCATCAGACGCCAGGGAATTGCAAATCCTATCGTCAGCAGCCCTCAACAGGCGCATACAACGGTCATGTCCAAAGCCGAACACCTCATGTGCAGCCAGCAGAAATGCCGCATAGCAGTCTTTCATGACGTACTCGCTGACGTGGTTGATTGCATCCTTCCTGCCTTGTGCATAGGCATCATCAACATCCTTTGGAGTAATACCGTTCTTGCACATGGCGTTGATTCGCTGATCGCTGTCAATCCTCTGCCACTTGGGAGCCTGTTTCCGTTTGGCTCGCCTGTCTGCGCGATTGCTCATTCGGATTCCCTCCTATCAGAAGGGCAGTTCTTCATCATCAACTTCCGTGTAACCGTTGTTCGGGTTCGGATTAGCGGGAGCGGAATTGCTCTTGTTCTTCAGGGGCTTGTCCTTCGGCATGGTGTATTCACCGTTCCTGACCGTATCGACAGACAGTGCACGGAAAGGACGTACCGACCAGCCCTGACGGCCCTGGTAGTCATATTCCTCATTGCGGAACAGAATGCCGACTGTCTTCCCTGCAAGGGAGTTTTCGTTCCAATCCCACTGATAGCCCGGATTGGACTTTTCAAAGGAAGTGGTCATACCCTTGAAGGTGCGCTTGGTGATCTCATCGTTTTCAGAACCGTCATCCTTGGGAATCCACACCCGCAGCAGACCGCGCCACTTCTTGTCCTGGGCCGTATTGCTGGCATCATCCTTCTGGAAGTATCCGGCGTACTGGCCTTCAGCGATGTCAAACAGAATGGCAAGCTGTTCGCCGTAGTCGGTGTCAACCACCTTGCACTGCTTCACCTTGCACACATAGGCGTCAAGGGGGAGCTTCTGACGGTCGGAGAATTCCTGTACTTCATTCCAGTTGCTAGGCTTACGAATCATTGTTTTTCCTCCTTAAAAATCTTCCAGTGCCTTCAGCACTTCAATCATGTCATTGTCAATGGTGTTGCTTTCGAATGCCCCCATGGGCGTTTTGGCTGTCGAGAAGTTGGCCTTCGTTTCAAAAACGTGCTTCCCGTCAATCACCTTTGCAAGCAGTACCGTTGGGAACTTACTTTCCAGGGTGATCTTGTCCAGCTTCTTCCCGCTGGTTTTGATTCTGGTGAACATGTAGCCGTTGTCATCGTGATCCGTCTGGGTGTGTGCAACGAAGATAACCGTTACATCGTCACGCATGGTCAAGGCGTAATCCACGATGTCATAGATGGAGCAGGCCAGATCCAGCCATTTGTCATAGCCCTTTTCCTTGCTCCTGCGCATTTCATCGGCAACCATGATTCCGTTGATGGTGTCAACAATCACTGTCTTGATATGCGCGAAATCGGACTGTGTGTTGATCCTCTGCATCATTTTCAGTGCCGTTGCCTGATTGTCTGTGCAAAGGTAGTTCTTGTTTTCCGTGTTGTACTGCTTCTTCCAGCCCTTCCACGACAGGCCTTTTTTGTCGCAGTCAATGTAGCAGGTGCTTTGCGGGTCAAGGTTTCGCATGCTGGTTGTTTTGCCGGAACCTGATTCACCCATCACGCAAATGACTTTGCTCATTTGGCGTCACTCCTTATTTGATCTGAATGTTCTGCCGTTCCACTAGCACAGCACCGGGAATGGATTCGCCATCCTTCAAGCAGCGTTTGACCTCGTTTTTGTTGATCTTCGGTTCCTGAATGGTCAACAATTCAGGTGCCACAACCACCGCCCACGCCTTGAAGGCAGCTTCATCATGGATGTCAGCAATCTGCGACTTGCGGAAACTAACCGCGCACTTGGCAGTGCTGAACTTCTCACCACAAAGAGCCTTGGAAAGATACTCCTTCAAGCTTTCAATCTTGCGTTCTGCCGCCTTCCTGCGAGCTGCGAAGGATTCCATTTCAGCCTTGTAAGCTTCCACATCGGATTCCAGATTCTTAATCCACAGGGTGATGTTTTCCAGCTTTGTCGTGCGTTCCATCTGAAGTGCATCCAGACGGGCCGGGTCGATGACTTCTCCGGTTTCCATGTCAATCGTGTCAAGAATGGCCTGGTCGATTTCATAAAGGGTCATTTCCGTGTCTCCTTTCCCTGTCTCATGTCTTTCGTTCTGATCGTTCTGCCGTGGATCTCAACCACTTCTTCCCATGCAATCATATTGTCAAGTTCGATAAAATCATTAACGTAATACAGCAGTGTGTCACCGTTGCGCAGTTCCACAGTTACTTCGACAATCATTTTTCCTCCTTGTATTCAATGCCGTACTTTTTCAGCAACATGATTGTTGCTTTGGTGATATCGCTATTCTGGTCTGCAAGTTCGATCCGTCCGGTGATGTCTCTGATGTGGATGGTCACATCAGGGTCAATGCGCTCAACAATCTGTTCGATCTGTTCCAAAGCCGTTTCATATGTATCCGTCTGGTGCTTGCATTCCTTCATGGTTCTGACCCCTTTTCTTCCTATTTAATAGGGTCAGAACGGTCTATCATTCCGTGTTACTTCCTATCTAATATAGTTCGCAGTCCCTTCAATGCGCCTGTTGGATCACCTGCAATGATCTGACCGCGCAATGTCTTGTACTGCTGCTTGGTCAAATATTCACGGCAGGATTTCAGTTGTGTAAGGGCTCTGAAATCAGCTTGGATCACTTTGCCCATTGGTTTCACCTCCAAACACACCGTTTTCAATCAGCCGTGTTACAATTCGCTTAATCATCAATGGTGGTACAGACATACCGCAGATGTAGCTTGCATTGCCAAACGTCCTTATGATGAAGTCATAATCTTCAGGAAAGGTCTGTGCATGCACGATGTCTTCAATGCTGATCCGTTCCATCTCTGCTCCCCGAAAGTATTCAAGGTTTGCGGTCAACGTCTGAAGGATGTTGTGTTCCCAGGCAATCTTGGCGCCGAAGCATTTTTCCTTCTGTCCAAGTCTGACGAACACATCAGACAAGCGTTGATCATCCGGGGTTGCAAGGCAAAGTGTTTTGTACACCTGTGTATCCTGATTGACTGGTGTCCCCTCGCCTGATTTGATCACTCCATACGGTACAGGTTCATAATTGAAAGCCATGTCCAGTTTGGTGATGTCAAACCGAATATCGTTACGAAGGGCTATGAAGAACACCCTGTGCCTTGACTGTGGAATGCCCATGTTTTCACCCTTGCAAAGCCAGTGGTTGACCCGGTAACCGATATCCTTGAATTGCTGGTAAATCCTTTGGACGTATTGCCACGCTTCGCCTAGTAACAGACCTTCCACGTTTTCCATGATGACACATTTGGGTTTTAGCTTTTCCACCGTGTCAATGAACACGAAGGAAAGGTCATCAAGGGTCTGTGCTGCTTGTCCTTCACGGAACTTCTTCTTCTTGCCCCAGCTTTCTTCACGTTCCCCGACCATGGAAAACGTGGTACATGGTGGTGAACCATCTAGGATGTCCAGGTTAAGCAGTTCGGACGGCAGTTCATCATTTGGGATCTTGTTGAACTCCCGAATGTCCATCAGGTAGTTGTACTTAGGATGATGATTCCTGTTGTAGATCTCATTCATTTTGGGGTCTATCTCACAACATCCAAGAACTTCACATCCAGCGAGCTTGTAACCCATCGTACTTCCACCGCCACAAGCAAAGCAGCTGAATACCTTTAAACCATTCTTTTCCTTCGGGTAGTCCGCGAAAGTCCATTTCCAGTCATCAGACTTCTTCGGCCGGAACGCTTCGGCATCTTCTGTGGGAAGGAAACTTAGAAAATCAATCTGGGAATAATCCAATTTCACTCAATGACCACATCCTTCTTGAAGTGCTTGTCCACACAAGCTTTGCAGAACACTTCATCATCATCGTTCTTGTAGGCATAATCATCTGCAATGGTCTTTCCGCAGTAATCACACACCAGCGTCTGGCCTTCGATCTCCACCTTGTGGTGTTCGTCCAGACATTCCGCACAAATCGGCCTGTCATCGTTGAGTTCGTAATAGAAATCTTCCATTACAGGGCCGTGGTGTTCACAGCACCTTGGCACCTGTTCTTCCGGCCGTGCAAGTTCTGCTTCCCACCTTGTGTGATCTGCCAGGGGATTGTCCGTTCTGCGCACCAGAATCACCGTCCCTCCCTCTTCTCTTCTTCCGACATGTAGCCATAGCCCACGATCCACGCGCCGGAAACGGCCATCGTGATCAGCGGAACGACCTCAAGGCTTTCGATGGAGCACAGGCCAAGCATGAATGCAGCCATCGCAATGCCAGTGATAATATCGCCAATCTTCATTTCTTATGTACCTCCTTCAAAAGTGCTTCTGCCGACTTGCGCACCTGTTTCATGCGCCGTGCATATTCTTCATCGCTAATGTCAGGAATGTGTACCCTGATCGTCCAACCCGGATACTCAAACACCCTGACTTCCTTGTACACATCCTGGCATTTCTTCATCTGATCCACTCCTTTCAATCATCCTATGCCGGGACTGATTGTCCCAATTTTCAGATTTCTTCGGATTCGGCCTGGGCGATCATCGCTTCGATGTTGTCAGGCGTGATCCCAGCCATGGCAAGTTCCTTGCCGCGCTTGTCCAGGTTGCGAAGCTGGTACAGGGTTTGACGGCGCTTGTACTTCAGCCGCAGTTCCTTCCTTGCCAGCTTCACGAAATCGCTTTGCTGAAGCTTTGCGATTTCCAGTTCTACCGCTTCATCGGTCAGCCAGTTGTTAGGCATTGCGTTAATCCTCCATGCAGTAGTGAGCAAGCAAGCGGTATCCATCCTGCTTGTAAACCTTAGTCATCTTCACAGCTTCGTGATAACTGCGTGCTTCGGTGAATCCGACTTCACCACTCGGCTCTAAGAACTTCAGAACGATCATGATTGTTTCTCCTTTGAATTGTACTTAAAGTACAATCAATGCTTAAAAAAAATAATGTCATTCACGCTCCAGTTATACAGAGCAGCGATCTTCTTTGACATCTCAATGTCAGGAATCGTTCTGTACTTCTCATAGTTACAAAGCGTGTTTTTGCTGATTCCAAGGCGGTTTGCGGCTTCTGTCTGACTCATTCCAGCGTTGACCCTAGCTGCTTTCAAAGTAATTGCCATTTTATTTCACCTCCTTTTCATATTGTACTTTAAGTACAACGTTATATTACAATAGCTTTTCACAAATGTCAATACCAAAAGTACAATATTTTTTGATTTTTTATTGATTTATTGTTCTTTGGGTGTATAATAGGATTAGTGGGAAGGGAGGTGTATTATGGAAAACAAAAATGTGTTCGCAGAAAACCTTCAATATTATATGAATGAAAGAGGTGTTTCGAGAAGGGACATAAGCGATGCTTTAGGTATAAGTTATTTCACCGTGACTTCGTGGGTAAACGGAAAAAAATACCCACGCATGGACAAGGTTGAAATCCTTGCGGATTACTTCGGAATTCTGAAGTCAGATCTGATTGAGGAAAAGCAGGAAGAAGAAAAAAAGCCCGTCAATGATGACGGACTAACGGAAAGCCAGCGTGAATTGATAGCCTTTGCTAAGACGCTTTCTGAGGAACAGGCTGGCAAGGTTCTTCAACTAATGAAATCAATAGTGGCATTTGACGAATGATTTTCTCTGTTTGTTCTGGGGTCAAATTCTTAATGTAGTCAATCAGTTCTTCTACGTTGGTCATTGTGGCTTCTCCTCTCAAACCGGGGCGATTGTTACTTTACACAAACGTACGTTCTAACTGTTATACTACAAGAAACATTCTGAATTGACAACATGTTTTGCCATATTCGGAATATTCCGACAACATTCGACAAATGTCACGATCCGAAAGAACTAGTGGGAGCGCCGCAGCACCACCCGAGCACTCCCACCGTCCCGGAATGATAGGCCATTTCTGACCCGCATTCACCCTATCATTTCCGAGCAAAAAACACAATTTCATGATGTTAAGAAATCGTTTTCGATAGCGAATACGTACGTTCTTTATCGTGAATCTTGCACATTTTTTATAAGAAACACTGTTTTTGACGGAGAATGAGGGTAAAAATGAAGTACGAAAAGTGTCTTACTTGTAAACAACTTGGTAATGACTGTGACGGCCCCAACTTTTTGGCTATGGATACAATAGAACTTGGGCAATGGTGTGATGAAAAACGCAAAACCATCCCCGGCATGACCTATGACAGGATCGAAGCAGAAACAGGCATTTCCAAAACAGCAGTATATAATTTTCTCAAGGGAAAGCACCCTGATTGCAGACTGGAAACAATCCGTCCCATTGTAAAGCTGCTTATTGGCGGCGAGTGGGATGATAACCCATGCGGCAGTGTTACCAACAGTGAAAAAGCCGACTATGAAGAAAGAATCAGAGAACTGGAAAAACTGTTGGATTACGAAGTACGCTGGCGTGATGATAAGATCCAGCATTTTCAGAAAACAAACGCTTCACTTGAAACACTTGTTGCCAACACGAATACACGTTATACCCAGGATAAGGACTTTTTAAGAGAGCAAATCAGGAACAGAAACAAGACCATTGCGGTTTTGGCAACATGCCTTGGCGTTTGTCTGCTGGTCATTATCGGTGCGCTTGTTGTTGATAAGCTTGATCCGTCCAAGGGATTCTTCTGGCTTCGCAGCTTCCTTGGTGGCGATGGAAACCACTGGTGGCCGTTCAAAGGCTGATTGTGGAGGAATAAAAATGGAAAAGAAAGTGTATTTAATCTATTGGGATTCCATTGATGATGCTTGCGAAATCATAGGCTATATATTCGGCACGGAAGAAGAAGCAGAATCCTATTGTAACGAACTCAACAAAGGGCATAAATATAGGTGGGAAGATTATGACTGGATTGAACTTGACCGTTTGAATCCAGAAAAGAAATAGATAACCATGCATCATAGATTCACAAATACGGAGGAATAAAGGGAGAGAAAAACAATGTACTACCGACCAGAATTAGACGTAAAACCAGAAGAGGTTATTGACTACCTCAGAAAATCACAGTCTGATGATCCAAATCTGACAGTGGAAGAAGTGCTTGCAAAGCATGAAGCCATTCTTGACGAAATGGCTGAAAACATGCTTGGCGGCAAAGTTCCGGAAGCAAACAAATTCCGTGAAGTGGTTTCAGGCGAAACATTGAAAGATCGCCCGGAAATCAACAAGGTTCTTCGCCTGATTGAATCGCCAAAGTATAGAGCCATCATGTGTGTTGAGCCGCAACGTTTGACCCGTGGTGACTTGGAAGACATAGGCCGACTGATGAAGCTTTTAAAGCACACAAACACCCTTGTTATTACGCAAGAACGTGTGTATGATCTTCGTGAGGAATACGACTGGGAAGCCTTCGAACGCAAGCTGAAACAAGGTAATGAATACCTTGAATATTACAAGAAAATTCAAAACCGTGGTCGTTTGCTGTCAGTCAGTCAGGGAAACTACATCGCTTCCATTCCACCATACGGATATGAAAAAACATTCGTAAAGGATGGGAAGCGCAAATGCCCAACTTTGAAAATCAAAGAAGATGAAGCCGAAGTGGTACGCATGGTATTTGATATGTATATCAATCAAGACATGGGCCGTGTTACCATTGCAAGGCGATTAAACGAATTGGGAATCAAGCCGATGTATGGCGGTTTGTGGGCGCAGGACACAATCAAAACCATGCTTGAAAATGAACATTACATCGGAAAAGTAAAATGGAATTGGCGAAAAACAGTCATTGTAGTTGAAGATGGCGAAATCAAAAAAACCGCGCCAAAAGCTAAAATGGGCGAATATCTCATTTATGATGGCAAGCACGAAGCTATCATTTCAGATGAGCTTTTTCAGGCCGCTCGTGACAAGCAGGGAAGAAACCACCGCGCAAAACCGAATACAAAGATTCGCAACCCGCTAGCCGGTTTGGTGTTCTGCCAGTGCGGAAGGGCTATGTCTTTGCGAACCTACAAAAAGGATGGCAAAGAAAGATCGGCTCCACGTCTGCTGTGTGATAACCAGGCATACTGCAAAACGGCTTCCTGTCTTTTTGATGAAATGATTGAAAAGATATCGGAAATTCTGGAACAGTGCATTTCTGATTTCGAAATCCGTATCCAGAACAACGATGGTAATTCAGCCAAGCTGCATGCCAGCCTGATCAAGCGCCTTGAAGAAAAACGCAAAGAATTGGACGAAAAAGAGCTTGCCCAATGGGAAGCACAGGCCGACCCTAACCCGGCAAAGAGGATGCCAGACCACATCTTCCAGAAGCTGAATGAAAAACTGCTGAAGGAAAAAGAAGAAGTCAGACAGGCACTTTGCAAGGCTTACGAATCCATGCCAGAACCTGTTGATTATGAAGAAAGGTTGCACCGTTTCCAAGAAGCGTTGGAAGCACTGAACAATCCTGATGTTTCAGCTGCAAAGAAAAACAGCTTATTAAAAGCTTGCATCAGCCGTATAGAATACAAACGTGAAAAACCCGTAAGGCTGAAAAGCCAGCAAATCAGATATTATGATAAGGAGCAGAAAAGAACACGCTACAAATCACCGCTCAATACTGGCGGCAACTGGTCTTCCACACCCATCGAACTTGATGTGAAGTTGAAGGTATAATTTTTTTGTGCCTTTGACTTCCATCATCGGTGTCCCTATTCATTAGGACACCGATGATGGAAACAAACAAACCAACCAAATAAAACCCGCCATCCGTAAGGGATAGCGGGTTTTTGCTATACGTTGTAAAGGTGTTTCAGGGCTAGGTTTAGGAGCTTGTCCAGGGCGAAGATGTCACACTGGGGAAGGAGTTCGTGCAGGGTGTTGATGTAGGATTCCTTGTTGTCGTAGAATATTGGTGGAGGTGACAGCATGGCATTAACAGAATCACAACGTCGTGCAAACGATAAGTACATCAAAGAAAAATACGAACGTCTCCCCATCAGTTACCCGAAAGAATTCTGCGAAAAAGTACGCGAAGCAGCAACCAGACAAGAAGAATCACTTGCTGGATACATCAGAAAAGCAATAGAACAACGTATGCAAGAGGAAGGCTAGTGCCTTCCTCTTTTATTATGTTCTTGACAAGCTTCCAAAAAAGTGCATAATATTGGCAACATCATTTCATGAACGGGGTGTTGTTATGGGCTTGTTTGATCTGTTTAGGAAGAAGCAACAGCCAAAGAAGGAAATTCAAGAAGATTTCGATCCGCTAAATATTGATAGTGTAATAAGGTACATAAAAGCACAAAGACCCGGCATGTCCGATAAGGAAGCCTGGAAATTGTTTGAGAAAATCAACAAACCCGCAAAAGATCAAAACCATCTAACCAAAGATGGAGAACTTCCAACAGGATGGTATTATCTTCACAAGGATTTTATTGAAAAGGTGCAAAGGGAATATAGTCATCTTCTCAACCAATGGTTCGACAAGAAACACAAATCGGTAACCGAGCAGTATGCAGCACTAAAAGCGCTTGTTACATACATTGATAACCTCAGAAAAACATGCAATGAAACCAGCGAATGCCATGCGTATTGGTTGTCGGAAAAGTTTTGTCTTATAGATGATGACTATAACAGTTTTGTTGAAAAGTTGAAGTACATGGAAGAACACATGGACGAACTTCTTCAGCACGAAAACACATTAAAGAAGTTAAGAGTAGACCTGAAGAAGATCATCCAAGCAGAACCAGGAGTGAAGCAAGAATATTTATACAAACGTTTTGACCAAGAACTAAAAAACGACATACGCAACGAACTATATATAATGGCAGATCAAGGTATCATACGCAGAGAAAAAAGCGGAAGAACATATTCTTTGTTCATAAAGCAAAAATAGCCGGGGATCACTCCCTGGCTTCTTCTCTTTTTCTATGCTTTCCGAATTCTTTGACGCGCTTACTAAATTCTTCAGGGCTAATATTTCCTAAATACGATGTTGCATTGATTATTTTCCAGCGTTCTTCTTCCGTCTGTTTCAAATCCTCCTCAAAGGATTGTGGTAAAAGGGGTTTGATGATCCGTTCGTTCTTCAACTTGTACTCCATCAAATCCAGCAGGTAAGATGGGCATTCCCGTTGCCCGCCCTCCCAGTTTTCAATCGACCGCTTTGGGATGCCGAAATACTCTGCAAACGCCTTCTGCGTCATGCCGGACGCTTCGCGCAGCTGTTTGATGGTCATTTCTGCACCTCGTCAACCACGTCAAGAGCCATCCACCGTGTGTTCCGGCCATCAAACCAGCGCAGGACAGGATGCTCACCGCTGTTTGTAAGGACGGACGAAAACAGATAATCGTCTCCGTCTAGGGTGATACCAAGCTCCCCGCTTTGCGTCTCCCACACAGGAGCCGCAACAGTAACCGTGATCACGTCATGGATTTCGCTTGCAGGATGGCCAACCGAATAAAAAGGCTGCTTTTCGTGCCCGAGGACGCCGTATGACTTATAGATGTGGACTGTGTGGATCATGTGTTTTTCTCCTTTTGGTGGTGGGCTTCTGTTGTCCTTGCCCTCCTGACACGGTATATTATATCACTCGTTGGGTGATATGTCAATGCTTTTGTGCGAATTTTCTGACATTTACCCAATAAAAAAAGCCGGAGCTTTCGCCCCGGCTTTTCTCAATTCGAATGGTAAATATGGATTTTCTCATCAATGCCAGAAATCTTTTCTTCAAGGGCTGGCATTCGCTTTGCGAAGTTGTTATGTTCCCTGACTTCCCGTGTTAGTTCTTCAATCTTCTGATCCGTCACGGCTTGGTGAATTTCCAGTTTCCTTTCAATTTTTCGATTGCTCTGCATCGAAGTGATAATCACCCCCACAAGAGCCAGTCCACCAGAAATCGCCGCCGCAATGATCGTTTCCATGTTGATTCCCTCTTTCTTTTGATTTATACCCCGATTACATAACGCAGGACAAAGCCTGCATTGTTGTATGTGATACCATTCGCCGTGCCTGTTGCACCATTGTCCACATGACCAGTGATGTGCGTATCGTTGACATACAGATACTTTGTGGCTATGACCTGGAATTTGTTCGCAGCCATGATGAATGTGTTTCCATATCCTGCTTTTGCTGATACAAATGCTTTTGGGATGAAAAAATGGTGAAAGTTTGTGTCCTGTGCTGCTCCATCGTTGAATCTGCTGAATACAAGAACGATTCCGGAAGGCTGTGATGAAACAGTTTCAGAAAGTGCAATTTTGTGCGTTTCTGTCATGTAGTAACCACCAGTCCACAGAATCTTTCCTTTGCCATTATGCACCCTGTACCATGCACCCCAGGAACTTTGGTAATAGCTTCTTTCATATATTTCGCCTTCGTCTTTGGACAGTCTGTGCGCTATCTGAAGCTTTCCCATGCCGTCACCTTCAACCATTACATACAAGCCGCCAGTTGCCGAACTTGTCCACGGCTTATTCAACAACGTTCCACCAACCGCTGTGTTTGGTATGGCGTAGAACCCCGGTTCCAGAATGTCATTGAAATCCTGACCGCTCTGAAGGTATATCGGGGAATTTGGCGTTTCTGCATGGCTGAAGACTGTTGGCAAAGCAAACTCAACGCCTTCTGTCAACTCTGAAACCTTGCCAAACGCCAGACCTCGCCCTGATGCATTGAAGTCCAGCAGTGTGAATGCCGTTGGAATCTCAAATATACTGGTTACGGTTGCAAAGGAATCCTTCACAGTCAGCCTGATGTCAAAGCTGTTGTCCACACCAAACGGGCCAGATGCACTGATGATAGAATCGTTCAAAGCATAAACGCTTCCGCTTGTCAAGACCGTCCATGTGGTAGCGGTTTGAAGCTTATAATCCACCGTGTACGATGCAACGTTTTTGTTGTTTACAGGCGAAATGCTGAAGTTGATAGCCGCTTTGATGTATGTGCCTTCGTAGTTTTCGGTCCCGTCCGCCAGGGACCTGAAACCCTGGAAGCTGATGATCTTTGGTGCAGAATAGGCAACCACAGTCCATGTTTTGGTGGTGGTTGCTGTTCTTCCTCTGCTGTCAGTCACCGTGATTTTAGCTGATGCTGTGCCGCTTTTGGTAATGGTTGATGTTGTTGGTGTAGCCCCAGTATAGGATTTGCCTTCAAACTCCGTCTTGTATGTTTTGATGGTCGATCCCAAAGCACCAGACGCCGTGATGGTGAACTTCGGCTTTGACTTGCTCTGCACCATGTTGCCAAACGTGGTTTGGTGTGTTGTCGTGTCGTTTACAGCAACACTTCCAATGGTAGGAACAACGGTTGAAGGCACAGTCAATGTGAAGTTCTTGCTGACTGCTGATCCAATCTTTGTGCTTCCAGAGTACGTTGTCACCGTAACCTTTGCAGTACCACTTGTTGCGCTTGGAATGGCGTTTAACCAACTTGTTGGTATGGCATATGAAGTGGACGTGCCAACACCCGTTGTGCTCTTGGAATAACTTCCAAATGAGAAAACAACGGTATGTGTGAAACTGCTTGCCGCCCTAGTGATGTTCACTGTGCATGTGTTGGTGCCGTTCACACTGACGGAGCTTGTCACACTGCTGATGGTGGATGCTCTTGCAATGGTGTTAAATGTGCCTGATCCAGAAGCCGTGACATTGCCGTAATACGTCCCGGAAAGCGTGACATTGATGCCGCAGGTGGCAGAGAACGAACATGTCTTTGTGCCATTCGCCGCATGCGAAATTGTGACTGGTTTGGTGAACAGTGTTTTGGTCTGGTTTCCATTTAGTGCCGCCGTGAAGCTGAATGTGTACTTGGTGCCGTTGATGGTCAGGCTGCCTGATTTACTAGCACTTGAATTGATGGTGTAGCTTGATCCTGTGGACACAAGCTGAACTTTCACAGTCACGCTGGAAGTGTTGTTTGCAACAGACTGCGAAGTTACTTCCCAAACAATTTTCAACTGATACCCTGACCGTATGGCTTCTGTGATGGTGCCGGATGCTGCCATTGTTTCAACCTCCTTTATTGGAGGTCAGAAACGCCTATCATTCCATTTATACTTTTTTAAAGGAAAGATTCCCGTTCGCCCTGGGCATGAATGCGAAGTTGCCAAGCTGTAAGCTGTGCAGGATCTGTGTGTCTGTCACATACAACTTTCGATTGCTGAAGTATGCCACTTCCGCACCATCCTGCAAGAAACTGATTCTGTTATTGCTGATCTGCAATTCCAGTTCGTTTCCTACTTCGCCAAGCAAAATCTGGCCATCTACAAAGCGGATATACTTTCTGATTTCCTCAAATTCTGCTTCAGTTCCAGCAGCAACAGCTTCCAAATCCGCATTGAACTCAGTGAACTGGATGTCAAAACTGTTCTTGGTCAATTCCACTTGGGCGCTGACCTCTGAAACGAGCGCTTCAGCATCCTCTTTCAATGTGTAGCTTTCAGATACTTTGGCTGTGATATCCTCTTCGCTTTTGGTGATGGATGATTCCACATTCTGTTCCAGGTTGTACACAATTTCGGTTGCATCGTTCACCGTTATCCATGCCGCCGTTTCCGTGTCATACCGTTTCAGCATTGGCGGTTCTGCACTGGTATCCAGCCACATGTATGTGGTCGCGCTTGGCGGTGTTGCACTCTGCACCACCGTATGCAACAGGGCATTTGTAGCCTTGTTATAGGCTGCTTTCGCTGCTTCATAGCTGGATGACAGAGACACCAGCGAATACAGGAAAGAATCATCACTGAACAGCGTACAATCCACCGTATACAGGCTGTTTGTGCTGCCGTCCGTGTATCCCGGCTCTGTATCATCCCACGCAGAGGAAGGCGGAAAGGTCGTAGGTTTTGCAGGGATCGCCGCCGTGGATGACTGAAGCAGATAATACCGATATGTTGCAAGCACATCGACAACGCTTGAAAGCGTGATCTGCCCC